GGGATTACTCCTGGGGATGGCGGAGAATGGATGAGTGGCGCTCCCCCTGATATTGCATCAATAATGAGCGGGAATGTTGATTCATCAGAATACCGTCGCCTAATGGACGGCTGGAAAGATTACGGGTCATTCCAAGTAGCACCAGCAGGATCAAAACTTTATGATCCATTTTTTGAAAAGAATAATGGATCATTAATGGCTGGGGTTCTGTCATCTCCAGCGTTTAAAGCAATGGGGCTAATGGCAGGAGCAGCAGGGGCATTTGGCGCTTTTGAAGGCTTTAGCGGTCTTGGTAGTGCAGCAAGTGAGGGAGTATCTGGACTCACGGGCGCACAAGCATTCCCAGGATATTTTGCTGGAGATACGGCTGGATTATTGACAGGTGGAGAGGCTGCTGCTGCTGGAGCTGCCGCTGGAGGTAGTATGGATTGGGGGGATATTTTTCTTAACCCGTCTAATGAGCTAGCGAAGCTTCAAGGGTTTCTGAACCCATACGATGAACTAGCTAGTCTTCAGCCGGATGCTCTTGGGAAAATGATTAACAGCCTTTCATCTGGCGGATCGGAGTTGGGAGGTGGTATGAACTTAGGTGATCTTTTCAGTGGGCTTGGCGATACTACGGCTGATTGGCTGGGGGGTGCAACTGGATGGGATTACGGCCCGTTAAGCGACACACTTCTTGCCGGTGGAGTTGACCCTGTATCTGGTATGACATTGAGCCAAATGGCTCCTGGACTTCTTGAGTCAATTACGTCGGCACTTGGAAGTAACGCAACCCCGCAAAACATTGCATCTGCTGCCAAGGCACTTCTAGGTGGTAATTCAGGACTTCTTGGAACAGGGGCAAACCTCCTTGGCGGATATCTACAAAGTAATCAGTCTGCCGATGCAGCCTCCAAGCTTGCAAACAGTCAATTGGAAGCAGCCAAGATTGCTGCTGATGCTGCGAAGTTCCGGCCTGTTGGAGTGACAACTCGTTTTGGCGAGTCTAAGTTTGGATATGACCCGATTACAGGAAACCTTACATCTGCCGGATATAACGTATCTCCAGAACTGAAGGCGCAGCAGGATCAACTTATGTCTGCATCCAATGGCCTCCTTGGGCAATTCACCGGATCACAAGCCGCTACTGCGCCGATGGGTGATGCCGCTCAACGTGCAATGCAGCTTGGTCAGGGGTATCTGAGTACAGACCCTGCCGCACAAGCACAGAAGTACATGGATGAACAACAGGCACTATTGGCTACCGGACGCGAACGCGATCTTTCCTCAATCCAGAACAAACTGATGCAGCAAGGAAGGCTTGGGCTGGCTACTGGAGGTACGTCTACAGGGATGATGGCATCCAACCCAGAGATGGAGGCTTACTATAACGCAATCCGTCAGCAGGATTTGGGCTTGGCGGCGCAAGCTACTCAAGGCGGTATGGATTACGCAAAGTTTGGTGCTGGAATGGTGGGTACGGGAGGTGACTTGCTGAATTCAATGTACAGCACTCAATCGAATTCTTTCAATCCGTATCAAACTGCATTGGGTGGAGCGACAACGATAGAAGGGCTTGGTCAGAATGCAATGGATTTGGGAATCAATATTGGAGCAAAAGGAACTGCATCTTCTGCACAAGCAGGGAATCTTCTTGCTGCTGGTATGACTAATGCTGCACAAACAATGGCTCCCACAAATGCAAACAGCAATTGGGCTAACCTCCTTGGTGGGGTAGGTGATTACCTTACAAACCCATCCAATACTGGTCAGGTAAATAACGCATTCAAGTACGATCCCTACTCTGGGAAACTGTTAGGAGTCTGATATGGCGCAAGACATTATCTCTGGCCTGTTCGGGCTTTCACCTAATGAAGTAGAGCAGCAGCAGTGGATGCAAACCAATCAAGCGGCAGACAAGTTTGCTCAACTTGATCCTTTGCAGCGGTCTGCCTCAATGATGTTCAAAGGTGGGTCAGGACTCGCACAATCCGGTGCAGGAATGCTTGGAATCCCCAATCGTCAAGTCGAAGAAGCCAAGATGACCGAAGCTGCAATGTCAGGATTGGATACCAATGATCCTAAAGCCATCTTTGCGCGCGCACAGCAAATACAAGACCCCCGTTTGAAGATGAAGCTAACCATGCTTGCTCAACAACGTCAGGCAGCAATCCAGAAGGAATCATTGGATGCAGCTAGGACTGAGCGTGAATTGGCATTGGCTGAGAAGGCTGGTCGTGGAGAGCCTGAAGACAAGTATTCTCCGAATGTCATAAAGTTGATCAAGATCAGGGATAGCCTGCATCCAAACGACCCTCGCAGACAAGAGATTAACGACGCTATCAAGAAGGAAATTTATATCAAACCAGAGAATGCTACCCAATCAAAACCTAAAGGTCTTACGCGGGAAGCAAGCCTCAAGTGGGAGCTTGATAATGGTCTGATTGACCAAGAGACTTACGATCAGGCAATGGCTGGGACTCCTGGTGGTAAGCAGGCGGCTAAAGATGCAGTAAGGAAAGATGCATTTGAGGCAGTAAAGGGGAAATTGAAGATTGTTTCAGATACTGTTGATGAAGCACTTAAAGGAACAGGGTTCTTCACCACGGGGATGACAGGATCAGTACTAAGCGGAATTCCAGGTACTTCAGCCTTTGACATGGAAGGCACAATAAACACAATCCTTGCAAACTTGGGATTTAACGAATTGCAAGCAATGCGGAATGCATCTCCAACTGGTGGTGCACTTGGGCAAGTTGCAGTCCGAGAACTTGATATGCTTCAATCTACTTTGGCATCCTTGAGAATGGGGCAAAGCAAGACAAAGCAAGTTGCCTCGCTAAAGAAAATTAAAGAGCATTACGATAATTGGATGAAAACTTTAGAGAAATCACCTCCAGATAATGGAAGTGCTAAAGCATGGGAAGCTTCAACTCCTGAAGAGGTGAAGGCACTTTACAAGAATGGCACGATCAAGAAGGAAGAAGCTAAAGCGATGCTGAAAGATATGGGGATGTGACATGGGAGACAAATACGATTCCTTCCTTGACTCGGATTCCTCAAGTGATGCAAAGCGTGATGCGTTCCTAGACAGTGATATGCCTCTTGTTGGCAGTCGCAAAGGTGATGAAAAATTAAGGACTCCGCTAGTTGAATCCAGAGACAGTGATGTTCCTTCAAGCACTCCGCTAATTGATGCGAGTCAATATAAACCTTCTTGGGATTTCAGTCCATCTTCGTTAATCAGAAGGGCATCTCAAGGAACAATGCTCTATCCTGAAGAAGAGGCTGCACTGAGGAAGATTATTGCAGCAGCAGGGTCTGGGCCGGTAGCTGGAGCAGTGCAGCTTGGAGCAGATGCTTCTGGTGCTGATTCTGTATCAAAAGCAATCTCTGGAATGAAGAATGAGGGGAAAGATAGTATTGTCGGATCATTACTTCAACCTGAAGCATGGTTGATGGGTGGGCCGCTATCCAAGCTTGTCGGAACTACAAAACAAGCACTTGGAATGGGTGCTTCCGGTGCTGCATATGGTGCGTTATCTCCAAATGATTCTATGGAAGCTAGGGGAGATGCTGCGCTTACTACAGGCGGGATCAGTGCGGCTATCCCTGTAGTTGGAAAGATGGTTAACAAGCTCACCCCGATGGCTAGGGATTTAACCAATTCAATCATGGCAGCATTCAGTAAGGGCGCAAGAGTATCAACCGGACACAAGATGGTTCTTGCTCAACTCCCTGAAGCTGAACGTGCAGAAGTATTGGGAATCCTTGGGATAAGCGGGATTGACACATCACAACTCGGATCACAACTTACATCCGCTCAAGCACTCGGATATGGGCGTGTTGGGCATTCAGTGAAATCTCCTGCCGGTGCGAGAATTGCTGCGCTTGAAGAAGAAGTATCAAAGATGCGCGGGGGAGAGCAGATTAACCGGGTTCGTGCAGATCAAGCTGGAGTAAGGTCAGATATGCTTGACTCCCTATCTGGTGGAAGAGGTGCGCCTGTTGATCCTTTGCTTGGAATGTCTGCTGATGACTTGGCAGTGCAGGCAGCAAGGAAAGCAAGAGGTGATACGGCACGACAGCTATACCCTAGCGGGAATGTTACTGGTGATCCTAGGCTGAATGAGATTCTGAATAGACCAGGGGTTCAGTCTGCGATGGGGATTGAAGAAGCTAGCGCTGGAAACGTACCTAGAGTTACGCAGGTTGGCAAAGATGTCCCTGCAAAGACTGTCCATAGCAATGTCTTTACGGAATGGCAGCAAACTCCGTATAAGGAAGAACTTCCAGCGGTATTTGCTCAGTATCCAATCAAGACTCTTCAAAATCAATACAGACTGATGGATAAAGAAATCACTCGATTGATGAAGACCGGAGTTTCTGTTGATGAGTCTCGGGCATATGAGCTAATGGCGGCAAAGAAAGATTTGGGATCGTGGCTTTCTTCAGCATCACCTGAATGGGCGCAAGCCAATCGCATTTTTGCGTCGCAATCAGTCCCTGTACGGCGAATGGAAATTGGTGCTGCACTCAAAGGGAAGATGGAGACATCACCACAGTCATTCCTGAAAGCCACCGATAATGTTCCAGCCCAAGAAAACCTAATCAGGCAAACAACCGGACGCGCACAGCAGCAACTCTCTGACATATTCAACCTTGGGCAGATGAGCAAGATTTCCGGACTCAGGAATGAAGCGCAGATTATGGAAGAAGTAGGCAAACTTGAATCAATGGCTAGGGCAACATTAGGTGATGAAAAAGCATTCCAGCTTCCTAACCTGCTTAATGTCTGGGTTGCTATTGCAAACAGATTCTTCAGGGCAAACGCAAAAGCTACTGTAGATGAGATTACTCAAGCTGCCGCAAGAACATTGGCAAATCCTAATGAATTGCGTAAAGTGATGATCCAAGATGCAGCCCGTAGAACTGCTGCAAGAAGCCCGGTCAGCCAGAAAACATTAGGAAAGGTAATGCCTCCTGCGTTTGTGAGTGGTGGGCTGCTAACAGGAGATAATCAATGACCTATCTTAATTTGGTGAATGAAGTTCTCGCCCGTCTTCGTGAGAATGCAGTGCCTTCCATCTCATCTTCTAACTACTCTTCGTTGATAGCTAGGTTCGTCAATGATTCTAAGCGACAAGTGGAAGATGCGTGGAACTGGGATTGCTTGGCACAGACGATTCCCGTGAATACGATAGGTGGCACTACGACTTACACGGTCACTGGATCAGGGCGCAGGATGAAGGATGTCAGGGTAAATGACACAACCAACAAATCCACATTACGCAATGTCCCGCTTCAGTCAATCATCAATCAACAGCAGTTATCCACAGTCTCATCCGGTGCGCCGATGGAGTTTGCATGGAATGGGTGGGATGGTACGGATTCAAAGGTAGAGATTAACCCTACCCCTGATGGAGTTTACGTCCTGAAGTTCAACATGAATGTACCGCAAGTTGATCTGAGCGCAGATGCGGATATCCTTTTAGTCCCTTCTGAGCCTGTCATTGCTGGCGCTTACGCTAGGGCATTGGTCGAGCGTGGTGAAGATGGCGGGATGACTAGCTCAGAGGCTTACGGGCTGTTCAAGGGGATATTGGCAGACTATATCGCCATGGAGCAGACTCGATTCCCTGAGTGGGATACTTTTGGAGCAACGTAATGTCTGAAAACATTACTCCGTTCTCGATCACTGCGCCTGGGTTCTTCGGGCTGAATACCTCTGACTCTCCGGTAGACTTATCCTCACAATATGCTCTGGAGGCGAATAATTGCGTCATCGACAAGGCGGGTCGTGTAGCCTCTCGTAAAGGATGGCAGAAGTCACACAACGTCAATGCAGACATTGGGACTAATCCGATTACCTGTATTGGTGAGTTGATCGGGAATGATGGAACCTCAACCATGATTGCAACGGGTGGAGTGTTCATCTTCAAGTGGGTAGGGGATACATTAACCACATTGACGTATGGAGGTGGCGGGGTAGCTCCGGTGATATCAGCGAACAACTGGAAGTTCTGCCAACTGAATAACATCGCAATGTTGTGGCAATCCGGACATGATCCTCTAATCTATGATCCAGCCGTATCAACTACCTCATTCAGAAGGATCAGTGAGAAAGTAGGGTATGCGGCAACTGTCTATCAGTGTAATGAAGCTATCTCGGCGTATGGTCGGGTATGGGCGTGTTCTACCGCTACGGATAAGCAGACTGTCGCATGGTC